TATTAGTTAGTGTTATTGTATCGCCTGATTCTGCGATAGATAAACCTGTTCCTGCTGCAATTATTATATCTTCAGTAGAACTATCACTTCCCGTTAACCTTATTTTAGATGATGCCGAATCAACAGTCTCAGTTCCTAATGTATATGTTGTATTTGCATCAGCAGATGCCGTAATTTTTATTGCGTCATTTGCCGTGTCTGTTTGTATTGTTATACCTGTACCATTAACAAATTTTAATGTACTATCAAAACTATTTAAAGTTATGTTGTTCGTCCCCCAAGTTCCACCAGGGTCAGATACAACAGCGATAGTTTTTAAACTAGTACTCAAATCTGCTTCTGTTAGGATTTGTTTCCAATTAGCCATTGTTCTCTCCTTTTTTTATGGTGTAGGGGATTGACCCATAGAGTCGCCTAAACCAATGTAAAATTTTCCGTTATTGTTTGCATCTTCAGTATACACTATAGAACCTTCTACAGGAGTTGCACTAGGTACACCTTGATTATTAGCACTAGATTCGCCTAGTACTATATTAGTTAATTCTAAATTTCTAATTTTTGTAGTGTCGCTAAAATGATTATAACTTAAGATTTCAGTATTTACACCTGTAGCAGGATTTGTATATGTTAATGCAAATTTTGCACTTAATGTATCAAATCTCATATTAAAATCATTATCATTCCCAAAAAACAATTTCTTGTTATCATTAATTCTTATACCTTGAACATCAGAAGTTCCAACTTTTAATGCAGTTGCACCTACACTAGAACCCGTAGAATTGTTAATCCAAGACGTATTTTGTGGTTGATTTATATTCCAAGTCATAATTTATATTCCATAAGGTTTAATGCCTCTTGTACCCGATTTCCTATAAGGATATTGTTTTATTTTTACCATAAACTTTTTATAGTAATATCCTGCTAATCTTAAATCGTTTTCGTCTTCGGCTAATCTATATTTTACATAGTATATAACTGCCGTATGTAATCCAGGAGATAGTCCAATATCATTATTAATATGTTGTTCTAAACTATTAATTTGATTATATCTTGCGTGATAATATATCTGCAAGTAATTATTGCTTACAGGTGTAATAGTTTCTTGTATGCTATCAAACTCTCCTGTTATTTTATTCTTTTTAACTAAGGCTAATCTTTCGTCATCAAAATAATAAGCCATATCTTTTAATTCTGTTTTTGTAAATTGTGAAGCCATTATGATTCATCTCCTATCTCGGGTGGAGAAGTTAATCTAGCAATACGTCTATATTTACCTTCACTATCTAATACTTCTACTCTATAAACATCTATCATATTTGCTAAATCTAATGTTATCCATCTTTGTTGTGAAACTATTGATGTTGTAGCAGATTGTGTGTTAGTTCTTGCAGTTTGTGCTATTTCATCTAAACCATCATTCATTAAAGAAAATAAATACTTATGACTTTTTCTTCCTAGCGAATGCTCTATTTGACTTACTAAATCTTTTATCTTCATTTATTGTTGCCTCATTTCTTGTTGAACTTGAGGGTCATTTATATTTCTAGATTCTCCCTTATACCTACTTAATAATGCTTGAACACCTGCTTGATATTGTTGTTGTATAGAAACTTGAATTTCTTGTTTTTGTTTCTTTTTTAAATCATAAAGAGCCATTTCCGATTGATGTTCTTGTAATAAAGTGCTTACTTTTTGAATTTGTGAATTATGTTTTTGCATAACTTCATTAATTGCTTGTACTCTTCTTTCAAGTTTAGATTTAATTATTACTAGTTGTAAGTTCTTTTCTTTCTCTTTAGCACTTTGGTCTATTGATGTATTTTGTATAGCCTCTTGTAATAAGTTTTGTGCATTACTTACAGTTGCTTGAAATAAATTAGTTTGGTCTGCTTGCTCTGCTTGATATTCACTCATTATTAATTGAATTTTTTGTGCTTTTGCTTGTGCTAAATCTATATCTTCATCTGTTATAAATGTTTGTAACTCCGAAAGTTCGGTTGCTAAGTTAATAGCAGGACTTGGTGTAGAGTATGTAGGTGTTGTGTTAAAATCTAAATAATCCCCATCGCTATCTATAAATGTGTTATTACTTACCGCAGGGTAGTCACTTAAACTAATAGGAAAATCACTATTAACACTACTAAAATCTGGACCATTCAGCATACTTGTATATGATTCATTTGTAAACAAACTATTACTTAAATCTGGAAATGTAAGTGTATTTATTTGATAGTTAACAACTTTTGATGCTGCAAATAAAACACATAAATAATCTATTTCTTTTGGTAATACAGGTGTTGCTTGTGCATCTGTTAATGTACTTGGAACTTCTGCAGTTGTAACAATAGACTTTAATGGTTTTGGTAATATTTCTATTTTACCATTTTTTCTATATACAGACTTTATAATATCTGACCATTTTCTAACCATAAAAATAATTAAGTTATCTTTATTAGCTAATAAATGAGCGATATGAGTAA